AGAGAACTTTGCGACTTGTACTTGATACTGTCGCTGATACGCCTAGACCTTTTAATCCTACTCCCTTACCTAAGCCATTTTTATTAGCCCAAGCATTGAATGCAGCCGGGTCACGACTGTAATCAGGAATAGATTCCTCTAGCGCACCAGTGAAAGAACTTTGTCCAGGTCTTAAACCAGATCCAGAATTAGCGTTGCTCTGTCGTAGTAACTTAGGATTACCCTGAGCTACTTCTTGTACTAATCCTTGGATTGTAAGTGGCATACCATCACTACCGTAACGCTCTTGACCTTTTTGATTTACAATAGCATAACTGCCATCGTCATTCCATTGAATATTGTTTTTAACTTTATTCAATGCATAATCAACTAAATCAGTATCAAATCTGTCACCCATTGCTCGCTGAATATCGCTATCAAGTTCCTTCTCACGCAATGCTTGCTCTTTACGGGCAAGATTTTGTGAAAGCTCATTGAAGCGTTCATGCAAGTCATTAGTTGTGACACGACCATTACTTTGTTGCTTTGGTTGTTCCACTGGCTGTACGTTGCCACCGTTATTACTTTGAGCTCCTACTCGTGCCATAAAAGCTAATGCATCTTCTACTGATTGGAATTGTGTTCCACTAGCATTAGACATAGCATTTAGCAATGACTGAGTTGTGCTTTTACGAATAGCACCAGGATTAACGTTTTGCTCTCCTGCTTCACCACTTGCGTGATCCTGGGCAGTACCAGTAGCTTGACCGTTGCCAACGATTGAGGATGTTTGATCCATTTTAATTGTTTCCTTAATTATAACGTAATTACCGTATTATGTATTTATACAAATGTATAAAATATAAGTTTTACCTACCCGTGTTCATGCCTTGCAACATTACTGGAGCTACTTGCTGTGTGTAATATGTTGTTCCAACATTCGTTACTGGAGTTCCTGGACCGCCTAATACGGTTTCATTCGTTCCATCTTCATTTACATCTTCATTGATTTCATCTTCACCATACTGCTCATGTTCTGGAATCATTGAAGGTGCTAAATCTCTGCTCAATACTTGATCGTTTTCTTGTGTCATCAAGTCTTTCAAATCACTATCAGGAATAGTTTGAATGTAAACATTTTCATATTCTGGTATAGCTTCAGCTGGTGATAGCATAGCGATAACTTCTTTTGTTATCAACGCTTTTACAATCTCATTGTCACCAACTAATTCGCTTGCTGACTTGATTAATGCCATACGATAGTTTGTATCGTGTGCTTCATAGTCAGTATTGTAATTGACTTCGCCTGCCCAACGCTGATCCATAAATCTTGCGGCATAAGTCATAATCATTTCTTCTGTAACTTCCATCAATCTAGCTTTACTCTTAGCCAAACGATGTAGTTGTTTGCGTTCTTCAATAATAGCGACGCCAGACGCAATTTGGTTCTTACTATTGCGTAAACCACCTAATCCGGTTAGTGCTTCAATCTGTTCTAGTATATTATCTTGTGCTTCAATGATTCTACTAACATCACCTGTATCAATTGGTATTGCTTCTACTTGACCTTCATTAGCACGAACAATGGCGCCAGCGTGTACTGGAATACTAATGCCCTTATCTGCACGAATCAATGTGTGAGCAAACTGTAATGCTGTATACTTTTCGCATTCTAGTTTATAATATTCACGCATTGCGTCACTTGCACTGTCAATATCGCTTACACCTAAATCAATTGTTCTTGGATCTCTACGACCATATGCAATGAATATAGGCAAACTCATGCCAGCTGGGTATGTACCGGTGCCAATAAGCTTTGCAGGATTAGTTTCCTTACCTGGTCCTTTTTCTACCTCATAGCTTTCCCAATAAGATGGACTTGTCGCATCGCCCAAGTGATAGCACTTGATGTAGTAACAATCTGTTTCTTCCATCTCCATAACTTTAACATATTTGAGCATTGGACGACCACCGTAGTAGTCAAACTCCCAGTCCCACACATCCAATGGGCTAATGGCACACGTATAAGGTCTGCCAAGATTCCCTTCTGTTGCTTGGGGCATGTCAACTGCGACCCAACAATGCCCAAATATGCTAGTTAAATCTCCTACACCTTCCATGAAACTTGTTAATGTACGATTGGTTAAGTCTGCATCTAATGTAAACAAATCAATCCATTCATTAGTTTCTGGTGCGATTGCTTTACCTTGTGGTGTAGCAAACTGTAAGTTACGCTTAACACCTGGCTCAAACAATACATCATTAATAGTGTCAACAATGTAACGACAAATAGGTTGTGCTACTGTATTGTTTACTAAGTCTAACCAAAGAGTACTATCTTCACTTGGTCTTTTCTTGCGTACATATTGTTTGAAGGACATGCCCCCTAAGTACGCATATTGATATCCTAACATTTGTATATAGATGTTAGAATAAATTGGATTACGTTTTAATAATTCACCATTGTTCATATTTTGAGTTCTCTTTGAAATTGTGGGCACAGCATAATGTATTTAGTCATTATGGCTTGTGCTTACAGTTATCGTTATGATTTCTACCTATACTAGTATCAGCTTGTGTTACGCCACAATACTTACATGTTTTTTTAGGTCTTGGTACACCTACCATAGATTTATGTCCCCAATACATTTGACGACCTTTATTCTCCATATCAGCAGAGTTTTGTTTGCGTGTACCTAGCCATAGATGTTTAGGATTAACGCAACTTGGATTGTCGCATGTATGGCATACGCACATGCCTGGTGGTATTATTGTATTGTTATAGAACTCATAACTCATTCTATGTCCAGTACGCATACGCATATTAGTTGTATCACGCATTAGTGAATAGCCAAGTTTGTTTTTAGCGGCTTGCCATACCCAACATCCTGTGATAGGATCTACAGTTGATAATCTTTCTATTCGTTCATCTAGTGGTTGTCTAGTGCCAATTTTCGGTCCCGTTTTTGCCATATTAATCTGCTCTTTCATAAATTGAAATGCTTCTATCTTTATGTCCAGTTGATCCTCTGTACAGTACGGCACCAACTTCTAGCCATTCAGTATTTTTATAAAAAGGTCTTTGCCAATCTAACCAAACGATGTGAGCTTTAGGTGCACTTGCTTTATACAATTCATTGAACACTTTTTTAATATTCAAACTATCAGCCGGGCAATTGTATCGTTCCTGATATTGCTTTAATCGTTCTTCACCATATGGTGGATCACAAACCCATAAATCATGCTGTGCTATTGCGTGTTTGCTCATTTCCCTAGCGTCAGCATATAATGTATCTGAACTTTGTGGATTAATATCATACTTTTGTCCGGGTAAATCTTTTATATCTGCTTGCCCAGCATATAAATGAGCAATTGATTTTTTATCTGGAAACAATGCGGCAATTCGTTTTAAGTAATTACCTTGATATCCTCCATAATAATCATTTGCTTTTGCGTAGTTGTTACCTATATAGATTACTCCTGTTATTCTACCACTAGATTCATTAAAGAGTTCCCATTTACTATTCGCTTGCTTGTAACTTGTTACTCTGTCAATATTGTTCATTTGTTATTCCCATGTCATAAAATCTTGTTCTTCTTCACCATTCATAATCTCTTCCCATGTTGGTCCACCAGGATACAACGGGCTTTCAGGCATGTGTTGTAAGCCAGGATTACCTTGTCTGCTAAGTCGTTGATCCATACCTACATACTCTTTTATACCTACTGAATGATGAGTGATTGGGAAAAGATAATGTATTCCATAGCGTATACAATCGCCCAATCCATCTATGTGAGCATACTTTTGCTCGGTGTATTTTACTAACTTCTTGCGTGTACCATCTTCATAATGATATGTTTGCAATGCTTCTAATAAAAATCTGTCGTCTGGCTTAACTATCAATCCACCACGATTGATAAACGCATTACTTGTATTGTCTGTATCAGCAATCAATGGATTACTCTTACGATTATTAACAATTGTAAAGCCATACTTCTCTAAAATAATTCTGTCTGTTACGCCGAATGGACTTGTAGTATCTCTATTGACTTGTGTACCACTCATGTCAATAATACTGTTGATTCTACGCTTTGGGAAGTCTAGTCGTATCGCTTCTGCTAATCCTTCTGTGCTACAATCATTGATAGCGTAACTCTTTAATATCTCTATAGTGCCGTTATTGTCTCCAGCTTTTGTTACTTGGGCAACTGTCGCACACATTACACGCTTATTAAAGTCATGGAATGTATACAAATCACCACCTTTATCTACAACATCTTTAGTGTACTTGTTCTTGTCCCAACTGTAATAGAACATGTCAGCAACACTTTCCCATTGACACATATAGTCTTGGTTAAACTTTAATGGGCTGATGATGCGCTTCTGTTCTTCAATAAAGTCTTTGTTACCACTACGCATTTGTGTGTAGTTGTAATGACGAACAACATACTTTTCTGTATTCTGTAATGCTAACTGAAACAAATCATGTAATGGTCCCGTACCGTTTGGCGTACTAATAACAATTAATCTACCCGCTGTATCTGGTGCACCAACTCTGGGACGCAAACGATTAGTAATTTCTTGTAATGTATCTTGTGTATACATTGAGGCTTCGTCTGCTACCCAAACACCTACGTTTAAGCCTCGCAAGTTCTCACGTTGCTCTGCACTTTTACAGCGAATGAACACACCATTAGGGAACTTAATTGTAAGTTCTGAATTGTTAATGTCTTTACCATCAACTAATCCAAAGTGATTCATACAACTATGCTTTAATGGCTCCCATATCAAAGACTTAATCATAGCACCTGTTGGAGCACTGTAGATTATATCTTTGCCTTTATGATAACGAGGGTCGCTTGCAAACAACGGTAATGCTATAGCCGCTAAGAATGTCTTTCCACTACCAACAGGCACTATATCAATACAGTGTTTGTCAGTAGTGAGCCAGTCTGCTAGGATAGTTTTCTGCTCACCATATAAAGGAATCTCTATGTCATTCATTTTGTAGATATAATGACTGGCATTGTTTGTTGCCAATCAGCTAACTCAACTTGTGGGAAGTTAAAGTTATTATGTAAACTTTGTCCTAATGTTGTAACATCAATCTCTTGCTTATCTGCTACAACCTTATTCAATATCATACTCTGATACTTTTGTAGTAGATGTTTGTCATCGCCCATTCTTGCGTTGTGGTAATCTTCTGCGAATCCTTCAGCGAATGGTTTATCCTTATCTTCAATGGCGGCTAAGATAGTTTGTGCTGAAAGCTTTTGCGTACTACCTTTTCTACGTCCACCGCCGGGTCTTGCACCACCACGTTTCTTTACGGGTAGTACTGATTCGCCTGTGTTAATTTCTTTCATTTAATCTTTCCTTAATAAGTTTAGCTACTTCACGATGACGATGAAACTTTGGCATCATGTTATTAATTTCTTGTAGCTTTAACACTTCTTCTGTTGTACCTTTAGTAATGATATTCTCAATAAACTTAAATTTACTATCGCAATAGCAATGTCCAATAAATTCACGTGGACTCATTCTTAGGTTTTCTCACACGCTTTGGTTTGACTACAATTGTAGGTAACGTTGGAACTTCAATATTAACTTTGTATATCTCGCCAGCTGGCTTGCGTTCAAATGCAAGCTTAATCTTTTCCCAAATATTTTTAATCATATATATACCTTTTCGTAATCTTCTACATTGTCAGTCTCATCTAGTCCATCATAGAACTTACCAGTAGACTTTTCCTTAAACTTTAGTGATCCAAACACTGATAGGAACTTTTGATTCTTCTTGCCCCATGCTTGTGTTAGTTCTAAAAATCTATCACGCCCGAACATAATCTGTAATTGTGTTTTGCAATCTTCTGGGCTTGGATTGATATCGTTCTTTGTATCCTTAAGAGTAAACATGTAGCTTATGCATTGGTCAATCTCAATCTCATTCATGTAGGGACTAAGCTCTGTCACCATCTTGTCAAAATTCTTTATGTGCCCTACATAAAAGGGCTTATCAATTAATCCTTGAAATGTTGCCATTAGTGTACTATGCTTTCTTTAGTTAAGCCATCTAGGCGTTCGTGAACATCAATGTTAATCTTACCTTTAAGCTCATCGGTTAGTCCAGCTTTGTATTCTTTGAGATAATTCTCTTGCTGTAATGCACCCAAGAACTGATGTATCGTGCGTAAGCCTAGGATCTTCATCTCAAAGATATGTCTATTGTCATCACTAAGGTCATCAACATCCATCTCCATCAATGCTTCTATTGATGTTTCAATATCTTTAACCAATGGATCAACTGTGACAACTAATTCGTTATCATCATCTCTGTATAATTTATATGTAAATTCAATCATTTATTTCGCTTTCTTCTTAATAGTATTTATTACTTTACATGTTTTTGCGTGTTTAATGATACTATTTTTATACTTAAATCCATTGTCACACGCTACACATACATAGCCATGAAACTTCCACTCGTTGTCTACCTTAATATACTTTTGTGTAACAGCTACATTAAAATCATGATCAGGCATTTCATATTGTTGATGTATTTGTTTGGGTGTTTGTTTCTTGGGCATTCAGTTCCTTTTGTTTACGACGGTGCCAACTGTCCCGCATGCTTTGTTTATGTTCTTCACTTTTAGGAACACCAAGCTTGGCAATACTCATCTTTTGTTTTTGACTATCAGGCTTTGGAACGCCTAGGCAAGCACGACGAATGCCATTACGTAAATTGTTTAATGCGTCATCACTGAAGCCACCGGTGCCTCTAATCCATTCTGTATAACCTTCGTCGGGTAATGTATTGGGAGTGACACCAAGCTCAAAACGTTTGATATGTTTTACACCATTTATATCATAACGGTGCCAACGTGTGAATGTAATTTGTTTTTTCATAATGTATACATATTTATAGTTTTATAATCTATTTGAATAAAATTGTTTGTTTTCCAAGGCATAAAAAATGGCTAACCCCATGTTAGCCATTTACTCAACAAGCATCAAAACAGATGCTACTCTCACTGTAGCGTTTGTTGAGCATGAGATAATTTGTGAACGGTTGAGCGTGTGAACGGTGTTTTGTAACGCTATAAAAATATTTTATCAAAAATAAAAGTAGGGGGTAAAAACACTGAAAATCGTTCACATCGTTCACATCGTTCACATTAATACTATATAGAAACAGTAAAATCACTAGAAAGTAGCTTAATATTCTTATTTGGCACTATATTAGTAAACAATTTGTACTCTAATCCATAATTTGTATTAGTGTTGGGTAGTCTAAAACAGTTCTTCTGTACCGTTTCGCTCACACTTCCATCATACAATAAATGTATTCTTTCTTTCTTCAAATACTCATATTTTGTTTTACTTTGATCCAAATATCTTGTAAATCTTTTAGCAATCTGTTGCATACTTAATTTAGTATTATTAGTCAATTCATGCACTGCTTGTGTTAATAAATCTAGTGTTATAATGCCACAATGATTAAATGTAGGCATAAACGCATCAAATACTAACTGTACTGTATCTTTTTGATCTTCAAAACGTTTTTTATAATCTTGTCCATGCAATGAATTTAATATTGCTAGATTTTCAATATCGTGTTTAATTAGTAAATGACTTAACCATTTACTAACTTCTTCCCGATTTTTTAGTAAATTGTTAATTTCATTAGTTCTGACTTTAGCACCTTCATTGTCTAGTCCAGCAACCATAATCTCATCTACCATAACTTTATCTGTTGTTACTACACTCCAGCGTCTATCTTCACCTGAGCCTCCAGTACCAGCAAGTTTAACTACACCGTTTGGATTATTACTAGTAAAGATCATATTGTAGTTTCTATCTGCTGTATATGCATCTATGCCTTTCTTCTCAATACGTTGTTCTTCACCACCTGTAGCATTTTTAAGTTTACCCTCTGGTAGTTCTCCTGTAGCAGGTTCGTCATAGTATAGTATAACTGCTGTTTCCCAACTAGCGTTGAATCCATCTGTTAATTCTTTAAGCGCCGCTGGTACTACACAACCATGAGTAAAGATAGTTTTTAATAGTTCAATGAAACGACCTTTACCATTACCACCTGGATAACCACCTAAGTCAATGTTTGGTATATTAGCATTTCTTTGAGGATACTTCCATTTATAAGCTAACCATTTCTCAAGATGCTCAATGTTTTCTTGTTTGCCACCGCCCACACAATACATCAAAAAGTCAAAATCTGTATTGTAGTTTATGTCTGTTGTCTCTTTGACCCAAAACTCTCTGATAACTGACATTTTGTTATAGACCATTGTGTTGTCCCACTTTTCGTCATTGAAACTACCAGTCATACCATAATAATCATTCTTTGATTGTTGAAATAGTGTTTGTACATTGTAAGTGTCGCTTTGTAGTTTAGTGTTAGCCATTTTGTTTAGTACATTAACGATTTTACTTGTCTCAACTGTTCTAAATTGTGGATTGACAACTCCGTTATTGTTTTCAACTGCCATTTGTAAACAATAGATAAACTTGTTATCTTCAATCAGATAACCGATATGATTTTTCTTGATAAGTGTTTGTATCAGTTCGTTTTCTTCTTTAAGTGTAAGTTTCTTTGTAATCTGATTTATTTCGTCGGCAATGTCGCCCATTTCTCTCAAATCAAGTTGAAGCATTTCAATCTTGTTTTTTGCAAATTCTATTCGTCTATCAAGTATGTCAATCTGCTCATCATTAAGCCCCTCTGTTTCTCTTGCTTCATGAAATTCTGCTAATTCACCTCTAGTTGTTCGTAGTTCAGTTCGTTTTGTTGCAACTTTCTTTTTAGTTGTCGCATCCATTTTAGTCATTTCATATTCCTTAATTTGTTTTGTAAAATCGCTAATTCGTTTTGTAGTCCAATGTTTTTAGGTATCGTACCCCCTCTATCTTTTATCATTTTAATTACAGTACCAATACTAATCTTCTTGCCACTGTTGCTACTATGATAAAACTTTCTATACTCTCCCTGCTTTGACTCGGGATAGTGATACTTCATTACTGCTACGCCATCACTAGTTCCAAGTTCATTACAGAAAGCCCAAGTAACTCTAATCCATGTATCGTAATCTAGTTCTGGATAGTGTCGTTTAAGTTCATCTGCTAGTTGCACAATATTGTCATCATTCAGTTTGGGTCGTTCAACTGGGGTATGATCTATGATTGGCATATCGTTCAATAACAATATTAACCAATGACTTAACACATCGTCGGGTATCTGTTGTAGTATTGTTGTACTAGGACTATTGATCCAGAAGTATTGTCTGCCATCGTGTAGTTTACTTGGTGGCATAACACTTTGGCCGCCCCAGCGAAACTCTAAACTGTTTACAACTTTACGTTTAAGAACATCCCAATATATCTCTGGAACAGTGTATGCCGCTTGTAAGCGATATTCTTTACCACTAGTCCACATGATTGTGTTGAGTTGATCTATTGGATGATTTGGGAAAGTTTGTGTCCAATAGTCAATAGCACTTTCCCCATCAAAGTCAATAGCACAAGTGCCATTACTATGTTGACCAAGTTGTAATCCAATATTGTTTGACTGTACTTGATTAAGTTTTAGTGGAGTGTTTTGCCAGTTATTTGGGTATGGCTTTTTGTCTCCATTACTGACGTTAGTATAACGCCATTCTGGTAATAAGCTTAATTGATAATCAATCATCACATAAAATCTTTAATATTACTGCTATTGGTAAACATACAATTAACATTGCAATAAAAATTAAAATCATTTGTCATCTCCTAGTGTTTTCATTTCATCTACAATTAGATCCATTTGTTCTAACCATAACTCACTCATACGTAAATTATTTTGTTTACAGTATAGTTCGTTCATTTCGGTTGCTTGCATAAGTTCCTGATGTAGGCTCAGGATGTTGGTCATTGATAATTCATTCATTTGTATCTCCTTTAGTAAACTGTATGAATGCTCCTATGTCTCTTTTAGCGTAAAGATGAAACCCCCCACGCTAATAGGGGGTTTCTGACAGTTTAGGAGTGTCGTTGTGAAGTCCTCTTAAAAACTTCACAACTATTTATCAGTATATAGATAGATCATAAAAAAATCTAGTGTTTTTGGGTAAATTCGCCATAATTTGACGATAAATGGTGTTCATG